CGGACGTCAAACCTTCAAAACTACAACCTGTTCAGATATTCTAGGAAATGCCGTTACAGCGTACAATAACGTTGAAGCCGGTTATGTAGCAGATAATGAAGCCCACTTGGGAGCCTTTTCACTACAAAGATTTAGGAAACAAACTATGATACAGAATCCTAAATTAAGACAATTCTTGCCCGGAAAGGGCAGAGCCAATATTGGATCTACTGTTTTACTAAATGACTCAATCGCTTATCTAATGACAGATGAGAATGAATACAACAAAGTTGAAGGCAAATCACTATCTGTCCTAATGTTAGATGAGGCACAATATCAAGATGTGCAGTTCTTATCTAAAGCCTTTTACACCTTATCTCAAACTCATGGAAGATTTTATTGCTTTGGTATTGGAGGAGAAGCAGGATCTCCTTACAATGAAATGTGGGAAAGAACAGATCAAAGGGAATGGGTTTATGATGATCCTGAATGGCGTACTAGATTAGAGTTTGATAATAGAGGCACGATAATTAATGAGCCGGACGAACTAAAGAGCATACTAGCAGGAAGATGGACTCCAAGAAAACCGGAGAATACTCAATACAGAGGTTATCATATGCCTCAAGAGATGTTCGCAACTATTCCGTTAACAATTCGGGACGCCATAGACAAATACAAAGTTCAACCGGAATTATCTATTGAATGGCAACGTGAGAATAATCCTAAATCCATTTATCTTTCTCACTGTAAAGGAGAATTTTTCAAAGCAGAAAGACGTCCAATTACTCCGGAAATGGTCAAGAATTGTATGAATCCTTATCGCTATATGCCTTTAATGACTACCAATGAGATTAAAGAAATTAAAGAAACCTTTGGAAATGAGGTTAGAATCCTTATGGGAGTCGATTTTGGTAGTGGTAGTTCAGCAGGATCATTAACTGTTATCTCTATTCTAATTCATTGGAGGAAATCAAAGAGATACCAACTTGCCTTTATTGATAGACGTCCTCAAGAGAATCAAATAGATCAATCTAGGTATATTGCTGATTTATTCCGATCCTGTAATTGTGACTATGGAGTTGGAGATTTAGGTTATGGACAGATTCAAGTTAAATTAATTCAAGATGGAGGCAGAGATTCTAAAGACAATCCATTTAGTGGATTAGGATCTTCTCACTTTGTAGGAGCAAGAAGTACAGGAGATCTTCATAAGGAAAATTCAGAGTTTAGAGAAACAACTGACGAGCATGGAACTGAAATATCTAGGATAAATATCTCCAAAACAGCAGCAATTCAAAAGTTCATAGATCTACTAGAGTGGAATGTATCTCACCCTAATTTCCCGGAGGATAAAACATACAACCGTCCTAAACTTATGATCCCATATCAGAATGATTATGAAGTTGACTTTTTGGTAACTGACCTATGTGCTACAACTAGAAAAGATTTGGAACAGGACGCAGATTTAACAGTTGAAGATCCTAGACAAATGGCTAAAAAAGAGTTTAATCACCCGGCAGATTCTATGATGAGTTTAATCTATTGCTTTTCAGCAGATGAGAACTTTGATGAAGGAGCATATTCGATTAGCAGGACTTCACGCAGTTGACAAAATCTTTCCATAAATGTCCTAAATGTAAGGAGCCGGACGATGAGGTGTAAAACTTGTATGAGGACTAATCTTCATAGTAAAAGAAAAGATTGTCATTCATGGCAAAAAGGTCAATGCGCTAGGTGTCATTATTTAGGGAAAAATGGAGGAGGACGACCAAAAGTTGCGCTGTTGCAAGTGTCGTAAAGTTTCAAGAAGTCCAAAGGCTCCAAATTGGATTGATTATCAGATGTGTTATCGCTGTTACTGTATTAATGTCCTAAATTCTTTGCCAAAAAAAGGCACAGGAGGAACTTACATGGGAGAGCAGAAATACAATGATTTTCACTCAAATTCTTGATTCTTTTATATACGAAAAACAGAATAGTTAAGTAGTAAACTAGTAAACTAATAGTATGAATAAAACCGAAATGCAACAAGAAATTGAAAAAGAATTTGACAGAAAAATGTCAAGATTAGATAAAAGACAAGAGTTAATTTTTTCAACTCTAAAGAAATACAATAGTTTGAATGATAGTGTCTTTATCATTCAAAGAGGAGAACAACTCAAAGAAATAGAGATGGAAGCAAGAGAGGCACGAAATGTTAAGGCAGCACAAATGGAAGTATTGGAGGAGTTGGATTGATTACTCTTAACTGTCCTAAATCCGATTGCTCCTTTGAGCATAACAACCTAGACGATTTTATTGACCATGTAAAGACTCATGGAGTCAAAACTCCGGGAATTGAGAAAGTTTCTGGAACCTACAAAATTATAGCAAGGAGTTATAGAGATTGAGCCTCATTGAAACCCTTGATAGAGTTATTGAAGCCCAACTCAAAGCAATAGACGATTCAGTGGAGGAGTTGTTTGAATGACCTCCAAAATCAAATTTTATGCTGAGGATATATCTGATGAAGTCGCAGATAAGATCTACCACCTAATTCAAGGCGAAATTTATGATTTGGCTATGAATGACCTTTATGAAAATTTTGACGATGAAGGCGTCAACCAACGACTAGATTTAGAGCAAGAAAGAATCCCTAACAAAAATGGAGTTATCGAATAATGGATCACGAACACGATTCATCTGTTGATATTGATGAGGATATTCCGGAATTTGATGAAGCAGATGGATTTGGATATGGGCTTTGTCGTGCCTGTAAAAAATACGGCAACTGTTCTAATGACGACGGCTATTGCACTGATTGCAATTAGCCTAACACCTTTATTTTATTATTTTTGAATACGATTATGCACTCACTCATTCCTCATGTTCCTACATGGGCAGGAATTGCTATTGCCGTTGGCTTAGCAATAGTTTAATCCGGTTAGGATAACATCAATTTATTCTACAAACCTAACTTTCCACACTTTTTTATAAACACTTTTAGCAATAAACAAGGCAGATAAAACATTGACTTGGAAGAGCCGTTTGGCAAATAGTTTAGGCAAATTGGGTATTCAATCCGAATCTCCTTATCAAAGAAATAATGGAACGTCAGTAGATGTTCATGCTTTACAAGACGCCATGAGTGGTTTTTCTCAGCCAGTTTGGGGAGCAGAAATTAATACAGTTGGAGCATATTCCCGTGAAGGTTATACTTCTAAAACTAGAGATACACCTGTCGTCAAATTTAGAACTCAAGCAAAGGCTATGGAACAAGATGAGGACGTTCAACTAGCAATTAATCACTTATCATCTAAAGTTACAGGAGGAGCGCATTATTGGAAGGCTCAAGACGATATGGTTGAAGATCATATTTCTAAATTCTCTAAACAAATTGACTTTGATTGGTTTGATACTATTTTGGTTAAGGAATTATTAGGCTATGGAAATTCAGTTTGGAAACCACGTTTGGGAATTGCTAACATTAGAAATAAAGACGATTTAATGCAGATACCAATTTCATCTTTTGTCGCAGTATGGTGGGACAGGCAAAGACGTCCTTACAAGTATGAATTTAGAGGAGCAGAATATCAAGGCTATCATAATCCTCAAGACATTATTGCTTTTAATTGGAATCCAGTAAATGGTAGTGTAATTGGTAATGGCTTCATTACTGCTTTAACAGTGCAAAAAACATTTGATCAAATTACACCGGCAGGAACTGAAACTAACACTTTGCCTTCACTACTTGATAGAAAATACTCAACTCACATGACCATGCACATAGCAGAAAGAAGATACATTCCTCATAATGTCTATGTCGCAGAAGGAGCAAACCAAGATGAAAGATCTCAACTTGCTAGTGATGTAAATACGCTTAATCCGGGTGAGGACTTTGTAGTTGGTAAGAAAGTAGAAGTTCAAGAATTAGGATCTGGACAGAGAGCCTTTGATCCAACATTATTTAGTGATTTGACTCAAGGAGGAATTTTCAAGGCATTGAATGACTTTAGAGGCAAAATGGCGCAAGAGAGTTCACATCAATTTGCCAATGCCGAAGAATCATCAGTGTTAGACGAAATTGGGCTTGCGTCCTTCCCATTAGCAGTCACTAGACAACTTGAAGCCAAACTTTTCAAACCTTGGTATAATTCCAATCCTATGTATTCAGCCAATTATGGAGGAGGATTAATCTCAATGCCTTATGAGGAATGTGAATACGAACTTAACTTTGGACGACAAAAGAAAGTCGATATTGAACCTGAACAGGCTATGAAATTAATTGAAATAGGTATTAGTTCAGGAGCAATTCAAGATCCTAATGAGATAAGAGAATTGCTTGAAGATCATGGACTAGGATTAAGAAAAGAATTTGCAATGGCTCTAATGAATCAATATAATCCTGTCATGCCCGGAATGCCTCAAGTAATGCCTCAACAACCATACCAATTCGATAATCAAACAATGGGCAATCCTCCAATGAACAATCAGAATTATAATACAGAAGGCAATAGATTTGTCCCTGAAAGATATGACGGTCAACCTTCCAATCCAAGACAAAACTTTGCTTGGACTAAAACGCAGTACACGAAAAAACCTCAATTATAGTAATGGACGAATCAATAGCAATCTCCGGTAATTTATCAAGAGTAAAAATTGGAGAAACTGTTTACATGGGTAGGAATATCTCAAGAGATCTTTCTGATAGAATTAATGAAAGAGCAGAAGAATTAGCAAAATATGATTTAACGGAATCAGAAATTATGTTCCAAATTATGAAAGAGTTTGCTAATGGCTCTCATCACGATTTAGCAAGAGAAGATTGGGGAGATACAAATGGTGAATATGATGAAGCCGGCAATCAAACCAATAGTGTCGTAGATACAGGCAAACCGTCCGGCTATTTAGGAGATGATACAAATTGGACGGCAACCGGAGCAAAGATCAATTCAGAGCCATATCCAACTAATTTAGAACCGGCTATCAATCAAAGAAATATTCCGGAGGAGTCATATTTTCCAGAAACTCCATTGTATGAGGCAAGAAGTAATGAAAGACACGATATGCCTGATTTACTAAAAAAGAGCAATAAAGACGATCAACCCTACATACCTGTAAGAATTATCAATGATGATTTGGAAATGGAAGTTCCAAAGAATGAGCAGATTGAAGATTTAGCAGATGAGGAAGGTGAGCCGGATAAACTGTATTTGGAAACTCCTGAACTAGATGAAACAGAAGATCCTATTACAGAAACTGATGATGATATTACTTGGATAACAGTAAAAGGCTCTCATATTCCTGTAAAAAAAGGTGAATCTAATGAGGTGGCTATCAGCAATTTCTTTCACGAAAAACATAAGAAAAGAAAAGCAGATGAGAAAAAAACTCGAGATGATAATAGACGAAGCAAACAAGATCTAATGAAATATGGATTAGATAAGGGTAAAATCAAAACACTAGAAAATAACTACATGAAATCAGATTTATCTATCACAGGTAAAAAATTTGAAACTCATGAAATAACTAAAAGTGAATATAGAAAGTTAATGGGAAATATTGGCGCAGTTGAATATGATATGGCATTAAGAGATTCAAATCATAAAGAAGCAGATAAAATATTTATGAATGCCATTAAGAAGGATTCTGAAAAACTAAATCAATTCAAGAAGGAAATGGAGAATGTAATAGCATTTAACAATGTATTGAAGGATAAGTTAGATAAAGCAACTCATGTTTATAGATTTGTGTCATTTTCAGAATTGGGTAATATGGTAGATGATGGAGTATTTGAAAATAAATATTCTGACTTTAAATCGTTCACTGTTGAGAAACAATCAGATTATTTTAGTGAAAGAGATGTAACAATATCTGTTCCAACAAAAGATATTAAAAATGAATTAACTCCTTTAGAATATACACCGTTTTTTAGAAATACGGATTATTCAAATGAAAAATTAGGAGATTCTAAAAACTCTGAATTTGCTTCTGAAACAGAAGTAAGAATGAAAAATAATACTAAGATACCAAAAGGACTATCCATAACAATTAACACATCTGTTTCAGAAAGTAAGAAAAAAAGAATACAAGAAAGATATGGAAGTCTTGGTAAAATAACATTTGCAGATGAGGAATGGTCACCATGAGTGAGTATAATGGATCATCGAGAGATCCTAAAATCAACCCTATTGTTGCTATTTTAAGTAAACGTGATTCTATGATGAAAGGTAATGTAATGTCACAGATACAAACTTGGTATGATGTAGATCCTGAACCTATTTTCAATGCCTCAATGGAAAATAATATTATTAAAGTTAAAGATGATTATTGGTCATTATCAGAACCACATATCAAGGAAACAAAACAAGAACAAAACCTAGCAACCTTCATTTATCTTGAGAAGGGTAATTGCCCTATTTGTAAGCCGTTTAGCAAGAAAGTATTTGATCTAAATGATAAAGTTCATCGTCCTATTATCCCAAGTGAAGGATTAGGATATACAACAACTCACCCAAACTGCTTATGTCAATATAAGGAAGTAAAAACCACTAAAAAGAAAACTAGCGTATTAACAAAGAAACAGCAAAAGACTTCAACTGCTATAATTAGAGATATTGGAAGGCAAGCCAAGAAGGGCAAACTCCATACAGTTCATCAAGACGGACACATGAGTAAAAGGACAAGAAAGACTAATCCAATTTATGAGATGATTAAACTAAGAGAATCAGTTACAGGAATCAAAAAAGACTTTCAGTGGCTAACAGAATCATATATTTCAAGACTCAAGAAAGTATCTCAAAAAGAAGGTGGTAAATGGCTTATCATAAGAGCCAGTGAAGAAACTGTCACTGACCATAGAAGTGAAGGAGAACCGTATAGACGTAAACTATCAGGCATGGAATTATTTGCTACAACTAGAACCTCCATAGGCAAGGATATGGACATTAATCATTATGGAAGGGATTATGCGACAGGAGGTAAAATTGTTGACGCAGAATATGATCCAGAATTGGGACAATCTCAAATGCTAGTTCTTGAACAAGATCCAGAAATATTGGACGCCATTAAGGACGGAACCATTGATGCTGTATCTATTAACGGTGGTGCGCCAAGAGAGTCTAACATTGAATGTGGATCAGATGAGTGTTTTGTAGTCCCTAAAGGAGTGGTTTTGGGTGAAGATGATGGAATAGCATTGACTTATGTAGTGACCAATCCTCAAGGAATGTATTGGAAAGGCAAACACATACCAAACGCAGAGCCGGGAGTCAAGACAACCAAAATAGAAATTCTTTAGCATACTGTATGTGTGAAGAAGATTTTAACCAATGCCAGTGCGATTCTCATAATTGTCCTAAACATAACAAAACTATTCAACGTCCAATTCCTTCAATTCAAAATACTTGGATTGGGTTAAGTGACGCAACCGGAACATCTAGCGCAACTCAAACAGTTTCATTTCCTCCGGGATCATTACTAGATGAAGTTTAATCCATTACTCTGTTCTCCAAGTCCAAGAGATATTAGAGAAATATACAGATTTTATCAAGAAGTGAAAACAGTTTTATCCTAAATTACCACCGTAAAAATATGAAATACTGTAAAAAAGATCTGCTTAATTGTAGAACTTTAACCGAGGCAAACGCCATTCTTGAATCATTAAGACCTTCTGAATCTGCTAGAAAACTAGTTGAAACAGCAATTCCCTTAATGACTTCAACTGACGGACGCCAAAGAAGTATTGCACTAGACTTTATGCACACTGCAATCAAAGAGATTGATGATGATAATGACGTAAAACCAAAGAATGGTAGCGTTGAACCACCAACCTCAGAAGCAGTGGAAACCTCCAATACTCAACCGGGTGATTCTACTAACCACCAATCCACTTCTACCACAGGATTGACAGGTGAAGGAACCGAAGAACCTGTTGAAGCCGGAGCAATCGCAACTGAAAATCAAATGAAAGAAGGATTTGGTCAACCGGGAATGCCTCAAGGTGTTCCACCTCAAATGGATCCTGCTTTACAACAAGCAATGGTTCCACCGGGCGCAATTCCTCAAATGAACAATGAACAAATGATGCAACAAATGCGTTACACTGTTCAGGAATCATTAAGACCAATCGTTTCAGAGATTAAATCACTCAAAGAAGGATTAGTTGCTTTAGATGGTAAAGTTCAAGAAACCGTGCAATCACAAACCGTCGCATTAGATATTCCTATGAAATCAAATGCAATTCCTGTAAGAATCCAAGAAACAGAACCGGGCGCAAAATCAAGTCCTGCTGAAAAATCTAGATTCAATAAACAAGAAGTAGCATTATCAATGGAAAGAATGAACGACGAATTATCAAGACCGGGTGTCCAATAAACACCGGATTTTTCTTTTTTATTATATACTAAAATGCAGTAAACTAGTAAACTTATTATAGTAAACTAGTTAACTAATAGTATGATTACCGAAATGCAACATTTAGAAATGACCGAGCAGATCATTTCTAAGCACGAAAAATCTATGGAACCACTTTTTGGAGTGGACTATGGAATAGCAAAATTAGTCAGAGACGGCAGATCTTTCCGTATTTTTGTAAAAGAGATCGAAAAAACAAAAAGTGGCAAAGCAATTTTAGCAGATGTTGAAGTCTTTGTAGATAAGGACAATAAACCTTTTGCTAGAATTAGTGGCGTGACTTATCTCCCAAATTTTGTAGTGGATAACAAGGACGTTTACTGGATCCTTGAAAATAAAATCTCCGGTAAATTAAGTGACGAACCGGAATATATGCAAATTACAGGTGAGTATATTCCTAGAAAATATACTGCTAGAATGTATCGTCATGCCTACGATACTTCAAAGAGTGCCGAACAAACTCACCTTGACTTCCTCAAGTCTTTTTATGAGGATAAAAATCGAGTTGAAGCAAAAATCAATATCGAGATTGCCCTTCAAAACTGGGCTTAATTTTTTTCTTTTTTCTTTTTTCTAAACAGTTTTATCCTATTTCTCATGAGTCAAGTTAAGAAAATGACTGACTTATATCCCGGTGTATATGATGGCGCTGTCGACGAGGCAGCAACCGTCATAAACGCTATCGCAGACGAATCCATTACAATCGGATCTCCTGTAATTTTGGTCGCAGCAGGCACAGGTGAATTGGCTCCTAGAGTCGAACCTAATGCCTCACAAGGCGCATGGGCTTATGGCGTATGTGTTGGTGGTCAAGATAATGGCACATACGGAGGCAGTTCAGAAGTTGCAGCAAGTGCAGCAGGCGAATCTGTCAAAATATGTACTAAGGGCAGATGTAAGGTTAGAGTCAACGGTTCCACAGGATCTATTGCTATTGGAGCAAAACTTACTATTGACGCAGTTGATGGTATTGCCGAAGTAGCAGCAGCAAGTGATGAAGTCTTCGGACGTGCATTACAAGCCTCCACAGGAGCAAGTGACTTTATCTTATGTGATGTCAACAGTGAGGGAGTTGTATAGATATGACATACAAGGACAAATACACACGCAGTTCAATACTTGATCTCCCAGAGTTCAACCACGTTAAAGAAACACTCCAAGTGAGTGCAGAAATTCGTGCTAACGCAGGAGAGGAGTTCAACATTTGGAAGCCTATTAGAGAAACACCACTCAAACTATTCTTCGATAAATCCGAAGGATCTATGCTACAAAACCGTCCAAACCCACATCTTTCTGAGATTTGGAAAAGACAGTTTGGTATTCGAATGGGAGATTATGCTAAAGGCAGTGCTTCAAAATTGCAAGAAACAGTTTCTGTTCCCGGCACACTCTCTGCTTTGAAAATTGCAGATGAGATTATCGAAGGCGCAGAACCTTGGAGTGATTGGAAACAATACTCTCACTTGATCAATATGGACACTCCAAAAGTGAACGTACCAAAGACTAGATACAATAATCAAGTTGGAGGCGCAAGTGCTGACACCATTAACATCTTCAAAGAAGCAGGAGGAAAACCACCTGTAATGGGAGGTAAAATGGAAACTATTGAGTTGGATTGTAGCAATACAGCAAACTCATTTAGAGGCACTATTCAAGTTGAACGTAATGATGTAAAAGACAATAACTTCCTAGCCGTTGAACAACCACTCAAAAACGGTGGAAATCTATTCTATTACTTAGCAGGCAAGAGAATCATTGATGATATGGTTACTGATACTGCCACAAATACTGATACAAGAGCCAACTTGGATCTTGGAACAAGTGTTCATTCAGAATTTGAAGCACTATCTAACGTTATCAGATCACAATTCCCCGGCACTCAAAGAAATAGAGCAGATACAATGTTCATCAATCCATCTGATGCAAATCAGGCAATCAGTACTTCTACTGGCGCAAGTGGAACATATCCATTCTTGTCCAGATTCATACTTGGACCAACTGACGACAGAGATGTTGTTAATAATTCAGGTTTGGCAGGAGCATTAGGATTGAAAAACGTATGGGAAACACCTCAAATTACAGCAGGAACAGTAATGATCACAAAACGTGACGTTGCACAAGTTGTAGGTGTAAGAGAAGATCTCACCCTTGAGAACTTTGACCTTACAGTAGGTGGATTGTATAACACTGACTTAGTAATGAGATTTGATGTTCAGGAAGCAGATGAGAATGGAGCCTACAAGGTAACATCATTCTAGGAGTGAAATGAATATGTCAAAACTTTTCTGTAAAAGATGTAGAGCCGAAGCAGAAGGCAAGAACTTCGCAGAATGTGACTCCAAAATAGACCACGCAAGAGGTTTATCCATTGGACGCAAATGTGCAGGACTTGAATCTGATTTAGTTTTCACTGATACAGCAAAAGCCAAAGTGATAGCAAAAAAGTCCACTAGCAAATAGTGGCAAACCTTTTTTCCTTTTTATTTTAATAAACACCTAAATCCTTTATTTATGATTAAAACAATAATTGAATGAACTGGACAAAACGTGGAGCAAAACTTTTAGCAACTTATATCACAGGATATTCCGGTGGAATGGGAACACTTCTAGCATTGGGTGTAATGGACTCTCATGTAACATTCCATTTACTATTTACGATCCCAAATATAACGGGATTAATCACGGCTCTGCCACAATTAGGGAAAATATTGAATGAATATGGGACAGAATGATGAATTTTAAATCTTTTCTAGAAAATAAAATTAACTCATATTATTCCAATGGTAAAAAATCTAAATGTTGGAAATACAACTTTTGTAATCTTTTTGACAGTGTTGATGATTAATGTCTAACCCTGAAAGAGTCTTTGGAACATTAAACTCAGAAGGTGTTTTCCTGTTTCAGGAGGGTTCAAACTGTATCTTATATCTACTAATTCATCATGGTAAACCTTTAGTCAATATTATTTAATTACAAAACTACATAATTACAAAATTACAAAACGCCATAATGACAAAAACACTAACTATTAGTGACGACATACATAGATCACTAAAAATGGAAGCAGCAAAAAGAGGCATTTCCATTAGTGAACTAGCAGAGGAGAAACTGAAATGAAGATTGCAATAATGTTTGTAATTGCTTTTCTAGTAGGATCTTATGCCTATGTTTATGCCGAAGAACAAACAGTTGACGAATCAGTTATTGTTCCGTTTGAGTTCAATGGTAGAGTTTGTGGAATGTTAGAGAATGGTAATTTTGTTTGTGAATGGGATCCATCAATCATTGATCTAAATGATATTATGGCTAACGGAACAACAGCAATCCCTAATCCAACCGAAGCAAGCACAACCGTTAATCAAACAGAAGCAGAACCTGAACCAACAGTTGAGGAAGAACCTGAAACAATCCTTACAAAGTTTGAGAAAGATCTTGAAAGATTAGAACAACAAGAAAAACTCAATTCAATAGATAAGGAATATTTGGCGCTGCTAAAGAACTTAGCAGAATGTCAAAGAGGTTATGCTGAATCATTCGGAGTAATGGAACCCTCATCATTCCCAATATCCTACACTTGGATAAATGATAGAAATGGCGAATCTCCTGAATGGACTAAATCCTTTGATTATAAAGGACGACATGCTGAACTCAAAAAAGGTATTGAAGAATGTAAAGCCATTCGCACGATCCTCAATCCAGTGACTTTAGGAGTTTATACATTACACATGGGACAACACTTTGGATCTATCCAACCTCATCATTCTGAAAAGGCAATAGTTGATGAAGGTAGATGGCTAGATGTTAAGACTCATGTTCCACTCAATGAACACAATTTCATAGAGTCACTTGAGGACGCAAAGAACGCAATTTGTAATCATACCTTATACGAACAACGAACAAAGGATTATGCAAATTGTCCTCCTATCCAATATCCCGAAGGTGATATTGTAAACCAAAAGAGATTCATCGAATATGGATCATCAGTTGAAGATAAATGGAAAAACTATCTCACTGACGGAGGTTTACAACAGGCTAAGCAAATAATGGGTGAAAAACTAAGAGAGAAGGCAGAACAACTTAGAGAAACCCAAGCAATACAAAGTCAACAATACACTGGCGAAGGTTACGGACAATGAGTCCAACCACTTTATTTTTTCTAATCGTAGTTATAGCAATTTTTGTAATTGGAGTCATGAAAGTTTATGGGGATACTCCGGACGAAATTATTTGGGCAGTAAATGAAGAACATGGATTGAGAGCCGTCCCGATTTACTATGTAGATGAGATTGAAAATCATGGAGAGCATACTAAAGGTGTTTACAATCCTGTATTAGATGAAATTAGAATACTTAAAGGAGTAGGCGATTTTTATGCTGTTCCCGGTTGCACTATTCGAGATCACGAAATATTACATGCTTGGGGATATGACCACGTATCCATGCAGGAGTTTAATTGCCCAAATCCAAACGTAGATTATGACGCTTTACAGTATAGAGAAACTTTTGTTAAACACTGGAATCCGAATTATGAGTGGAATGGTTATGAACGATAATACTTACAAAGCCTTATTCACTGGACTAGTGATAGGCATGGTTTTCTCAATAGTCACTTTCTCAATAGGATATTATGTGATTCCAAAATGAAACCTACTTGTCCTCACTGTAATAGTGAAAACTTGGATCAAGGATTAAACGGAAATATTCTTTGCCATGATTGTAAAAACTTCTTTAGGTTACTAGCCACATGGGTAGATCCCTGTTCAATCACTAGTAATAACTAAATAATATCACTATGAGGATTTGATATGGGAAATTTACCATTTGATAAATCCGACACTGCTTTAATTGTCGGATTAGTCTTTTTGGGAATATTCGCAGGATTAGTCGTTTACATTATTGCTGACGCAGATCTAACAGAAATTAAGATCACAGGTAATATTGACGCAAACTACATCTTTGGAATATTTACCGGAATAGTAATTGCCTTTATTGGATTCATCGGAATCACTAGAGGTAAAGTAACAACTCAAGGAAGTCAAAATTGACTTTCATTTTTTCTACTGACAACATAAATCCGAAAGTCTATGAAAAGATTTTCAGAAGATTCTTTATGCTTCAATTTGGTTGGGAGGATTGGGTTGTTTTCAATAGAGAGTTTGACGTCCATATAGTCCCGGTTGAAAAATCAGATCAATATCGTCAAATGTATGGATTAACTTCTTGGAATACTTCTAATGCTATACCTTGGGGATTCACTCAACCTCCAAATGTCGTATCAAATAACACTGTAAAAGGTAGGGTATTTTGGTTCGTTAATGATACTAAAAACCCGTTTATTCTAAGACAGAACGCTGAAAAGGGACTCCATGAAGCACTCCATGCCGGTTGTTGGATAGTATTCGGGACGGAACGTATGAAAAGGAAATATGATGATCCTCAAGCAAAAGCCGGAACAGAAGGAGCAAAGTATGTTATTGTTCCACATGATGTAGCATACGGCACTAAAGAAACTATCACTTTTTGGATTAGATATGGAATAATTTGGCTTCCAATAAAGGCATTATCCGTTAGAAATTATTTGCCTTGAAAACAGTTTTAACCTAATATGATAAATCAACCTCATGGGATTCTTACATGAAATAGATCTTTTCTTGGGAAAGGCATTACAGAATCTTCAATGGTATTTCAATCACGAACTGCCAATAGCATTAGGCATGAAAGAAAATAGTATTTCTCAAGGACGATTAACTGTTATTAAAAATAAAGGTAAATGGAATGAAGAAATTATTTGTGAAAATAAAAGAAATTTGTTAACTGACGCAGGACGAACTAAAGCCCATGCACAAATTTACACTAATACCTCAGCAGGAGCCAGAGGTTGTGGATACATTGCCGTCACTGTAAATACTGGAACTCCGGCAGATGGTGATACTGTTCTTACAGGTGAAATCACGACAGGAGGTTTAGCAAGGGCTGACGCTTCAACAAAATCTACTTCAACAAATACTACTACAATATCTCACACTTTTACTGCTTCTGCAACTCATACTGCCGTCCAAAAAGCAGCATTATTTGACGCAGCAAGTTCAGGGACAATGTATCATATTAACACCTTTACAGCAACAACTTTAATCTCATCTGACACCTTAACTGTCACATGGACTTTGACTTTAGACGATTAGAGGAATTACAATAAATGACTCTTGCCTCAACTTCTTGGAAAGAAGCAACAGATACAACATCAGGAGATTCTACCAAATACGGAGTCCCTGACGGATTATTACTTTATGCACAATTATTCAATGGAGATCTTAATGTTGATAATGTAGATATTAACTCACCTTGGTTTTTTAGGACAGGCAAATGTCAATTTCAGAATACTGCTAACACTTTTGGATTTAACATAGATTCAAGTGCTGCTATTGTAGCCGACAGAGATGTAGCATTTCCACTCTTAACTGGAAATGATACCTTTGTTACAGAAGCCATGATACAATCCATTTCCTCTAAAAAGATTGGTAATTGGTTAGATTCAGTTGAAATTGCTGCTCCATCTAGTCCGGCAGCAAGTGAACATAGATTATACTTTGATTCAACTTCTAATCAGTTTACAACTAAGAATAGTGCAGGAACTGTGCAAGAATTTACAACCAATTCAGGAACTCAAACTTTAACAAATAAGACCATTACAACTCCAACAATCACTATCCTAGACAACGCATGGACAATGCAAGATAATGCTGATAATACTAAACAATTACAATTCCAATTATCAGGAATTACAACTGCAACAACTAGAACAATTACAATTCCTGATTTATCAGGAACTTTAATGACTTCATTAGTTGAAGATACAACTCCGGATCTTGGAGGAACGTTAACAGGATCTGGATTTGATATTACCGGATTAGGAACTGTATCAATGACAGAACAGGCAGCAGCAAACGCTGATGTAGCCGGTGACGGTCAATTATGGGTTAAAACAGCAGTGCCTAATCAATTATGGTTCACAGATGATGCAGGAACTGACTTTCAACTTGCAACTTTAACAGGAACAGAAACTTTAACCAATAAGACTATTGACGGAGATAACAATACAATTTCCAATCTAGCCATTGGAGCAGAAGTATCAGCAACATTAGGAGCAGATGTGGAAATGGCAGGATACAATCTCCAAAACGGTGGTGTAATTTTCCTAACTGAACAAGCAACTGCTGACGCTGACGCAGCAGGTGAAGGACAGATTTGGGTTAAGACGGCAACACCTAATGAATTATGGTTTACTGACGATGCCGGCACTGATTTTCAAGTAGCCTCTAAAACAGGAACTCATGCAGCAACAGAAGCAATAGGAATAGCAGTTGGAGATGAAACAACCGTATTGACCACAGGAACCGGCAAAGTTGAATTTCAAATGCCTTATGCTTTCACATTAACAGATATTAGAGCAACTGTCACTACTGCTCCTACAACTGACGCAGGATTCACAGTGGATGTCAATGAAGGTGGAACGTCACTTATGACAACAACTAAAATAACTATTGATGCAACTGAAAAGACTAGTGCAACAGCAACAACTGCTCCTGTATTAACTGACACATCTTTGGCTGATAGTGCAGTAATAACAGTGGATATTGACGCATTATCCTCCGGAGGAACAGAGGCAGGACTTAAAATCTGGCTTATAGGTTATCAAACTTAGTGAGATCACATTGAAAAGCATTAACCCATTATTGAAACCATTTGACCAAAAACATGAATCGCCATTTATTATGAATCCTAGTAGATTTGGAGCTGCTCCATGGGAGATGGATATTGATTTTAGTGAAACAACAACGGCAGGTTGGAATACCATTTTTGTTCCATTAGACAGTGCTAAAATTCTGGCTCAAGGTTCAGATAGTAATGAAAGATTATACATGAATGTTGTAGAAGATAGTTCAAACGATAATTGTTCGTTCGATTGTCAAGATGCGACTTACGGAATCAGTTCTAATTTATCAAATACTTCGTGGTTACATTGGTTTGATTTTTATCAAGATACAAATTCAGCAGAAAGTAATGTAGGATTTTTTGGATTTAGTGCAGTTACAGGGCAGGCTTGGAGTACAGGATCAGGAGATGCTATGGTTATTCAAAGGAATGCTAATGCCTCTACTTTTGGTATGAGTCAAACTTATAATAATGGATCGACCTTGCATAGTGGTTTTACTGCTTCAATTTACGCATCAACAGCTATTGATACTCAATATTATGGAAAATTTCAAAGAGATAGTGCAACTGCTTCAAGTTCGGGACTTTATACAAATGAAGACAGAAGTACAGGCGAAGTAGGAACAGCAAGCCAAACACCATCAAGTGGTGTAATTGATTTAAGATATTTCACCGTAGGCAATGAATCTGCTTCTGGCGGTGGGAACGATATTGCTTGGGTTGACAGAATTAGAGTTGAGGATGGAACAACAACGCCACCGTAATCATGGAAAAATTAAACATACAAGACGCATTTGATCCTGAAAAAATAGGAACATTACATAACAAATTAACATCAGACGCAGGACTCATCAGACTTACAGAGGAATTGAGATTCAAGCCAGCAGGAAACAGACCAAGTGCTGACGGATTAACTATGATTTGGGACGAAGGATACCCAGCAGGATTTGACTGTGAAACGTCAGATTATTCTACAAAATTAAATTGGTTTGCAGATGCAAGAGTGAAGAAACGTTCAAAATCTCAAATTAGCACAGTGGTTCGTTGGATGTTTGTATTACACCCAACAGAATTTCAACGAGATAAAACTAAACTAAGAGATTTGGTTAATCAAAGATTAGGTATTGATTTGACGGATGAGATTCAATTTGTAGAATCTGAATTAAAAGTAAATGACACGACATCTATGGGATTAGCAGATCATCAACCATTATTCTCAGAAAATCATAGTTCAACTAAAACTAGAATGAAAATGACTACTGACAAACATAAAAACATCAAATGGGTTAGAGGTTGATTGACTTCATATACTAGAGAAATTGTAGAAGGTGGAGGAGGGTATGTATTATCAGGTTATGTCAGTTCAGGTTATGTTACTGCCTCAACTAATTGGTCAGATACAACTGCTAGGACTCTTGCCTCAACTAGAACTGCCTCCCAAACTGTAACTTTAACGGACGCAATAAAATTAGGAATTGTAAGATTTATCACAACTCAAGCCCAAACTATCACTGACGCATTAACTAGAGGAATTGTAGCAACTAGAGAATTGGCTATTGGAACGGCAGGATATACTTCAACAGGTTATGTTTCATCAGGATATTTGACAGAGGCAAAAACCTCCATTTCAGATTCATTAGTAAGAGTGAGAGATGTTCCAAGATCTATTTCTCAAACTGTTACTTTAACTTCTGCTATCAAATTAGGTATAGTGAGATTCATTGCAACTCAAACTGTAACTGCTTCTGACACTTTAGCACGAATTTATGGAGCCATAAGAACTGCGAGTGAAACTTGGGTTCATACAAATGCTGTCACTAGAGTATTGGTAGCAACTAGAGCCATAACTGAAACCAACTTAATCACTGAATTATTAATTGTGTTCAAAGGAGTAGCCGGAACAGGAACAAGAAGAATCAAGGCAGTTCAAACTAGAGTATTCAAGAGATCTACAATAACTGCTATATTCAAGAGAAGTGCAAAAGTATCAGGATAATGGCTGACTTAGAATTTGTTGTAGGGGACTATGGAGATGATTTTGATATTGAGATTTATGATGAAGAAACCGGAGCATTAATGGATATTTCAGGATTTTCAACTTTTACTATGACTATATCTTCAACTGATGAGGCAACTGATATTTTATCAAAATCACTATCTGCTCCGGGTGACACTGGAAAAGTTAGATGGACTATGCTATCTGCTGATACTGCTTCCTTATCTCCGGGAACGTACAAAGGACAAATCACTATGGTAGATGGATCAAATACAATTAGAAGAAAGACGGATTTAATGACCGTTAGGATCGTGCAAAAACTTGACTAGTTATTATAAACTTGATACCATAAAGGCAAAACTTCACATTGATACCGGAGATTCTACTCAAGACGATTACATTAACAAATTAGGTGAGGAGGCAGATTCTTACATTAACTTACAAATTTCAATTCATGCTACAACTCCGATAGCATTTCCAGATAAGGAACTAATCGCATTATCAGCAAAATTAGCAAGCGCAGAATTTCTCATGTGGAATAGTCCTGATCACCCAAGAGCATTATATGACGACGCAAGAAAAGACGTCCAAGCATACATCAAGGCAAAATATGGACAAACTAGTGAAGGTGGAACAACTGCCAATACTTTTAGCAAAAAAGGAGGTATGACCGGAAATGAAACAGGAACCGGCAGAAGTCCATAATGGGAGATTTTGAGGCAGATACACTCCGAGATTCTATTGAATCCGGTTGGGTTTTAACAGGAGCATTAGTCAAGACGGAATCTACAACCGTTCAAAATCCGGTAAAATTCTATGCTCATGGATTGGTTAAACATACTGAATCTAAAAGAGCCGTAATTGTAAGAAAATTAACTCCAATAGCAACTACTCAAAATCATACTGAATTTAGAGAAGAAACCAATGTTTATGAAATCACTTGTAGATATACAGTTGACGCCACTAATGAAACGGCTTTTGATTTATCCGTTCAAAGAGTTGAGGATATGTGTAATGAAGTTGAAAGAATCGTGAAAACAGTTTATGAGCCTCAAAGTGCAACAGGAGGTTTTTTCACTACTAATTTGTCTTGGAGGAATGATGATGAAATTGCAAAACAATCACAAGTCTTGGTAAGAACTTTAACACTGACCTTAAAGAAATTAGTAAGCAGTTCAGATGAGGTTTTTCAAGGCTTTGACGGAGTATTACAATATGATACTTCTGCTAGTGAAGGAGCCAATAAACCGGCAAGTGACTATTCTTACACTTCTGTTTATCGTGCTAGAACGACAGGTGGTTTCACCGTACATAAAGAGGCAGTTCATGGCAATAGTAAAATCCCAAAAAGATTCACAGGTAGTTTCTCCGGATTATTCGAGTGCGAACTATATGCCAAAAAATCCGATATTAATGGAACAACTGATGAAGATCTAACTAAATTGGGAGATCTAAGAAGTAATGGGGAATTAAACGAGGTTGTATTTCTAAAAACAGCAAAGAACACTGAATCATCTGTTTTAACCCTAACAGAATCCATTAAAGTCCAAATTATTGATTTTACTAGACTATATGACGATCATGGATTAGTTGAGTTCAGATTGATAGGTGATATAGTAGAACAATCAACTTTCACGGTAGCATAACAGTTTTAGCGATAAAAGGAGATGAATAAACATGGCTGACTTTGGAGCAGATACCACTTTAATCAACGCTGATCAAGTGCTTCTAAAGGTAGCCAGTGACACTTATCTCCAACTACAAAATATCAATACTCATTTTGGTCGTCCGGAATTTAGAGAGCCTACAACCAATGGAGGCATAAAATATTACTATGGAGCCGGTGAAAATCACTTCACGGCAGAACTCTTAGCAACAAAGGCAGAAGTTGACTCTTTGAATACCTTAACAAAAAGAACCTCCGGGAATATGACAGAAACTGCTTATACTCTATTATGTACGGATAAGGCAGGAGATACGGCAAGTGTAGCCATGACGGCAGTTTTAAGAGATTTTGATATGTCCGGATCAGCAGAAGGAGCATTCAAGTTTGATTGCTTCTTTAGAATAACATCTGACTCATTAACTGTAACCTTAGCATGACAACTAAAGGTGAGATTAAGGCTCTCAAACTAGGAAGTATGGAATTTAGATTACAAGAGTTTGTCCGTAAAAGAGCAGAACGGATAGCAAGAGAAACTATTGGATTTGAAATTGCTCAAATTGCTAGTAATATGGGAATGTCTAGCAGATATGTAGATTCAATAAAATATACAGTTGAAGGTATAGGTCATAATTTAAAATTAAAAATTGACTTAGATTATTTTGGTCAAGACGGTGAGCCTTTAGGATTTTGGTTTGAGCATGGAACTAAAGATCATTGGATTGAACCTAAAGGAAATGACCCAAGTGTTCTTCATTGGGTAGATGGAGGCAAACATTTCTTTTCTAAAGGTCACATGGTTAGTGGAATTAAACCTCACAAAATATTTGATGAAGGCAAAGACAGAGGTATGCCTGAATTTATTGGAAGATTAAAATCAGAAATTGAACAATATCAGCAGAGGTTATTCGCATAATGGCAGGAGATGAAAAATACAAAGTAGGTATTGAGATTGATCTTAATGTCGCATTTGAAGATCCAACTCAAGCCGATAAGGTTCAACAGAATCTAAAAGAAGGAACCGGAGGAGAAGCAAGTGAGGAACAACAAGATCTAAATGATTATGTTCAAGCCTTAAAGGAATCTAACGTTGATGATGTTAAGAATTTTTCAGAAACTCAATTTGGTAATGTAAAGAAAGTAGCAACTGATCCATTCCAATTCTTATTCGGAGCATTATTGAGAAAATTCTCAAAACTTGCTAGAGCCGGTGTTTATGTTGGAATTGCTTTACTTATCGCTGAAATTGTAAAATTCTTTATTGAGGAGGCTATGAAGCCGGGCAGATTCTTAGACAGAAGATTTAGACGAAAAGCCCAAGATGAGATATTCTTATTCAATGAGAGAAAAGAACAACAGGAATTAAGACAAGGCTTTAAGGAAGTTAGAATAACATCACTTCAAGGATTAAGAGGATTGGCTTCAAGAGGACAAGTATTTGGTAATTTATTTCCCGGAGGATTGGACGTCATACCGGGTGGATTCTATGACCAAAAAAGATCAAACCCTGAATCATCTGTTAACGTAAATGCCGAAGGTGGAAACATTAGAAAAGACAGATCAACGAGGTATAGTAAATAATGGCAGGCGAAACAGCACATATTTGGCAAGTTCAAAGTGGCGCAGCAAACGGCACTAGAGCCACAGCAACAACCTCAAATGTAATTTCCTTTAACGCAAAACCTGTAACAACATCAGGAGGCTATATTTTCAAGAATGAATTTTCTATCAGAAATGCTGTTCCTGAAAATGAGAGTGTAGCAGATAACAATAATGAAGTTCAAGATATGGGACTTGACGGAATAGATATTCAGATTACAGGTATGTTTGATAATGCTGACGCAGATACAGATATTGCTAAACTAATTAGATTTATGAAAGAAGCCAAAACAACAACCGGATATACCAAAGGCAGATTTGGATTAGAAATAACAGAATTTCCGGGCTTTGATGTAGTCCCTAACGGCAACGCAAATTCTCTAGGAACCTCATACGGTTATCAGATAGCAAATGTTAGATTTATTCAGGAAGGTGAAACTTTTGGAGTTGTAGGTTTTGTTATGACTTTAAGATTAGCCGGAGATATTGACAATGCCATCTAATTTTACTGCTTTAACTGTAACTTGGTATGATGAATCAGATAACTATGTTACCAATGCAACATTTCCGGCAGGAGCAATAAAATCAATTCCGGTTTTTACAGATACAGGATCAGGACAAGTCAATGAGGCTCAAATGGTCATTAATTGTAGAGATGGGGAATATATCAGAACTGCTGACGCAGGAGGAATTTTGATTGATGATTACGATCGAATTGGAATCACAATTACAGATTTAGGAGGAAATACTTACACTAGATATTTTGAAGTGATTGATAGGATTCCAACAAAATCGAAGAACAAAGGCGTTCATCTGACTTTAATGATGTTAGGAATTGAATACCATACACAGCACGTTCATTATGTTAAACCTCATTGGTTTGAAAATGCCTTTAACGTGGCTAAAGATATTGGAGATTTATACAATGCTAATACTAGTTCAAAGACAGGAAATCATCAACCCACATTATCAGTTCACGACACGGCTTACAATGGGACAACCCTAAAAGGAAATGACCTTCCAAATTGGACGGCTAATCATTATGAATACGGACTAAACGAAGATTCTTGCTATAATAGGTGGTTAGATATTATTGATAAAATGGGAGCCACTGTAGCAGCAGGAGGCGCATTGGAATTTTATGAACTAGGATTTAACACTCCAAGTGCTACAACAATGGAATTGAATCTAGTTACATCAGGCGCATATCCAACTACACCGGCAAGCAACGCAACTATCATAAAGAATACTGATTCAATTAACGCAGGAGATAATGAAGGACAATTATCAATTCCTTCAGGGACTAATGTTTTGGCGTGGGGAGCGTCAAATGCCGGAACATTACCAATAGGACTATCAAAATATAATTCTCAATTATTTACATTCAGATTTAGACCTCAGTGGGATTCAAGTTTAACTTATCCATCTGACGCTAAAATTCAAAGAGCCGGTGGTCATTACAAATGCCTTATTGCTAACACCGGAACAGATCCCTTGACTTCATCTTCAACTTGGGAAAGAATTTACATGAAAGGAGAATTTGGAGATACAGTTCAATATTCAGAATGGACGGACGGCTCATCTGTTTTCTTTGTTAATTCCGGTTGTAAAGCCTCAGCAGCAGTAAAAGGAACTGCTGACGCAGAAGGCGATGTAGTTTTCACAAATACTGCGACTCCAACGGCTTCATTCTTTGATCATAATATTATCATAGATGATGGTAAATTCTTTAGAACTTGGGTAAATGATAATGCTACATTAGATAGTACATTGGATTCATTAGCCTTGACCTTTGCTCCGGGTTTAACAAGATACACTTTCAATAGAGGTTTTAGAGTTTTAGTGACTTCTAGTAGTCCAACGGCAACTCCATTCACTCAAAATTCCGGCAAAGATCAATCCGGACGATCTTATGCTAATTCAATAGTTGAGTTCAATAATGGAGGTTTTACCGGCTCGAATGAATACAAGAATTGGGACGTGAAATATGCTATCAAGGACTTATCTGCTAATGTAGATGGCGCACAAGTAGCCTCCTTTAATGACGCTAAAGTATTCAGTTATGATCATGCTACAACTACTTGGACGGACATTTCCGGTTCAGATTTAGGAAATGATTGTTTCCACCCTTGGAATCAAATTGAAAATGTAGAAGGTGTTGATCCACGTCCTCACGAATTAGACAATATATTATATCCTGCTGTAACAAATGGAGCCAATACTTTTGATACCAATTTGAAATCTGCCGTTAAAATTACTTACAATACAGGATCAGCAGCAATAGACCGACTAATTAACAAAGAATTGTATTATGCTCATTGGGTAGGTTTCAATTTAGCATTTCCTTATCCTTGGAGCATTGAGCAATCATTAGCCTCAACTCCAAAATCTAGTGAATCAGTAGGATCTGTTTATGGAGGTGGAACAGGACGTGAACCGGCAACCTTTGATACTGATAATATGCACTTAACTCCGGACGGCTCAAGAGGATTCAATCATGGGGATCAATCAGAAGCATTAGGTCAATGTAGTTCACTATTCATGTATCTTAGAATGAAAAGAACAGCAGCAACCGGAAATACTTTGGACGGTGACGCAAACTTTAGATGTATTTTGACCGACACTTCTGATAATCAAGTCTATCAGGATTTTGTTCAAAGATTTTCAGATGGGGACGTATGGCAACCTCAAGACTTACAGTTATCAGGGTTCAATGCTTGGAGAGG